GCTCATTGTTTGACCATCACCAACGGTAATTGTCTGTGATCCTCCAACATTAACTTTCATTTTTTCTCCCACATCTAAAGTGTAATTTTTACACTTTGTGTTTATGTTTCCATCAACATTTAAGTTTAGGTCTCCTGTAATATATATATTCTTATTCTTAATAACCACCTCGTAAGAATCTCCTACTATCACAACAGATCGATCTCCATCAGCATAGACTTCATCATACGATCCAGACTTGTGAAAGATTGAGATTCTTTCCTTTCCGCTCGTATCATCAAACTCTAAGACATGCTCTAAAACGTGACCAGACTCACTCTGATATACGTGATTATTCGGATAGATCGGAACAACATTGTCCGTCAAAGAAGGAAGCGACCAAGAGTTTCCTCCACCCACCGGAGTAATCGAAATACTAGATCGAGAATCTTTGCTCTTATAAACTGCGGAATCCTTGTAATCCTTTCGAGCCGGTTGAGGAGTATCTGGTTTAGTGAGAGTATCCTCTAGCGGATAAACCTGATCCGGATCGGAAAACCCCTGAGAGTATTCCGGTCGTGCTTCAAACATGGATGGAATAGATCCCATAATAACTGGATCCTGTAAGTTCGAACCATCACGAAAGAAACCAATAATCCAAGAACCTTGAACGAGACCAGTTGCGGAATGACCAATACCAGATGTCGAAGCCGACGTAACAGGCATCATTACGTTCGCCCAAGGAAGATCTTCCGTTTGAATTTTACCTTTATCCTCAGTGTGATAACCAAAGCAACGAACACGATAACGACCCATTTCTTCGGGATCGTTTATGTCTTCAATTACTCCGGTGAACCAAAGAAAGTTGCCACCGACAAAACTGTCTCCGTAGTTACTCATTAAACATCAATTGAAAAAGAATCCCTCTTGACTCGAAGATTGACATGATACTCGTCATTATCAAATTCGTGAACCGCCGAAGTGATGAGATACTTACCCGAAAGAAATTCGTTTTTGTGATTTGATTTTGGATTCTTTACAAAATCTCGATAAACAGAAGGATCTATTGCTTTTTGAAACTCTAACTCTATCTTTCGGCCGGCGTTGAGTTTAAAGTTTCCGTTTAATCGTATATCGTGTGTAAATGTATTGAACAGAGCATTGTATGCGTTAATAAAGTGACGAGATACTTTGCTCATATCATTATAATTAGTGTTTCCGTCAAATGCCTTTGAGTTGACAGAAATGTATTCACAATGTGCCTGAGTGAAATCTGTTAGTTTATCGTCTCCGATCAAAAACTCATCGGACAATATTTTCTTTCCCTCTAAGGAAGGTTTATCTAAAAAGTCTTTTGTGTAATTGTATTCGAATTTCGTGTAAGTCTTATTACCATAATCTAGGTAATTATTTTTTGAAGCAAAGGCTCCTCTTCTTGATTGAATACTTTTATTCAGTTTGAGATCAGAACTTACACTTAAGATTCTTTCTTCTCTTTGACGAAAATCTTCGACAGTATTTGGATCTTTGAAGACATCTCTCAAGTCTTTGTATCTATCAAGAACTTTATTGTCGTCACTAATGAGAGAAGCAAGTGAGAAGAGTTTGAACTTTCCGTTGAGTGTTTGAAAGAAAAAGAATGGAGAAAATGTATTCTCGGAATAAGTCTGTTTTCGAAACCATTCAATCACATCCATAGGCCTTTGATTTGAGATGATTCCACGAGAAGAACTAATCGCATCTTCCGAACTTCTAAATTTGTTTGATGGTAAGTCAAGTTCCTCGGTGAGAATTTTCTCTATTTCAGTAGCAGTATTGTTGATATATTTTCTGGATATCTTCTTTTGATTTGAAATGTATGACTGCTCAGAAATACCAAAGAGTGAGATAACCTGAACATAAAAGTTCGATGGAGTAGAACCATACGTAGGATACTCTGTAATGTAAAAGTTAAGTTTTATCTTTTTGATATCCGGTTTTTCTGGTTTCTTTGGATTTTTCTTTCTTTTAAAACTTATTATTACTTCAACCTTTTCTTGGCCAATGATCGGAAATTCTTCGATTAAATTTGTACTGTCCTTGAGAGTGAGTTTAAGAGACAATGACTGCGTATAGAGACTTTCAGTTATCTCCATTTTAACAGCCAAGTTCTTAATATCAGAAGTATCACCCCTATAATTTGTGATATTGATATGTTCGAGTTTATAGGCAGAAGGAATTGCTGCCTCATTCGAACCCTTCTCTAAATTCTTTCCTATAATCGCCATTACGAATTAATCAGGTTTACATACTCCTCAACAAAGTCTTCAATTAATTCTGGTCTTACAAATCTTACTTTTCGTCGATCTTCATTCTTTTCGTCTTCATATTCAAACCAACTTTGAAAATTACTTATACTTCCTACACCACGATTGGCGTGTAGAGCATCGTAAGTTCCGATGTAACTGGTTTCTTCTGGAGAATCCGCAGCAAGGGGAGAGTCAATCGTGTTGTATATTGTTGTAAATCGGTAAGGAGCGTTTAAGAGTTCGTCATATCCTTTGAGTGGTGTATAGGTGTATGAAGAAAGATCGCTTTCAAGGAGAGTATCAACATCCGCAGTAATTGCATTGATGGACTTAAGATAATCCGTATATATTTTCAACCACGCATCTTTCTGAACTTGCGTTGCGGTAGAAGAAAATCCAAAGTGATATGTTTCGGTTGGTATTGGACTGTCATCAATATCGTAGAAACTAATTGAAGAGGCTTCATGTGTTATAAGTTGCAACATAAAATCATCATACCGTTCAATCTTTGCGGTATCCTCTGGTGAAGTTCCAGACTTCACCCATCTCAAATAATCATAGTTGAGATCGAGACCATTAAGCATATTTCGCGTATTGTCTTCTGGACTATTCGCACTTGATATTTCTGTTGCACTTGTGGCAAGGTTGGGGAGAAACAAGAATGCTCCCTGATCTCCATACTCTTGTTCTAATCCGCGATGAAAATCGTTATATGATTTATACCACCCATTAAAGCCATCTTGAAGAAAATCGTTTATGATAAAGAATGTCCAATAGTAATTGGAAGTATTGTAGAGTTTTTGAGAAACAATATCCGGTCTCTCGCCATCTTGTATTTCATAAAAAATGTAGGTTGAGAAATCATCGGTTCGAATTGTATCTACATCAACGTGTCGATATATATCGACTTTAGTTGAGAAATCATTAGTTTCCTCAAGATCGTATTGTATTAATGGAAATTTTTGAAAGAAGGCCATCTGAAATATATAAAATAAATTAAAGGGGGGTTGGTTTTCCACTACCATCATTATTTACGACCCCTACTACACGAAGTGGATGAATCGTAACGCTGGATGTGTCTTGTGGCAGTGAGTTTACGATATCCGATCTATTTAAAACTCTCGTTTCCTGATAAGTTAGATTCACATCAACTTCTAATGGAGCTCCATCACCATGAAACATATTTGTTGTCGAATTAAAGTTTGTTTCGAGAGATATCAAATAACATTCAAATATTTTTGGTATAAAAACGTTTCGCGCACCTCCTTTATCCATAAATTCAATTTCCCATGTGGGGGGAAATTTCAGAAACATATTGTTTGTTTTTGGGTCTGAATCAGCATAAGCATATTTTCTAAAAAGGTTATGAATGTTTATGATTCTTTGCGATTCTTTATCCGATGAAGATATCATTTTAAAGGAAAAGGAAAAGGTTCGAATAGCATTTCCCGTAAATGTTGTATTTGTATTTGGATTGAATATTGTTTTCCCCAATTGTCGTCCAGCGGCCCTTACTCCAGCTTGGCCCAGAAAGGGCAAAGGGGGAAGGTTACTAGCTGCGGCCGCAGCAACTTCGGATCCTTTTAGATTTTTAACTGTTTCTGTTCCTTGTTTTAATACATTTCCGGCTATTCCAAGGGCCCCTTGCCCCTGCGACAATCCTCCATCAGCAGCTGTTTTTAGTGTTCCTCCCAAAGTATTAAGATCAATTGTGTTATATGTTGCTGAATCATTAAATGATATATTTGCTGGACAAGGGAAATAGACAGACTGGCTGGGTTCTCCTTTACCATTTGGTTTTACCTTAAACTTTACAGTATGTGGCCCGGTTGTCAAATCTAAATCTATGGGGAAGTATAATGGAGCTCCTGACTCAGAAGCTAGAAAGTTTTTACTTGGCCCGCTTCCTAATCCCAATCCACCTTTAATACTGTCTATTGATGAAGATAACTGTGATTTTGCGTTCCTTGCTAACGCATTTGCTTGCCTTTTAACGCCTGAAAGATTGAGTAGATTCGCCATAGATAAATAGATTCTGTTCTTATTTATAAGAAAAAATGGCGTATAAAGGAAGATATAAAGTAAAGAATCCGAGCAAGTATAAGGGTAATCCGACTCAGGTTATCTTTAGATCCTTGTGGGAGAGGCAGGTTTTTCGTTGGTGTGATGAAAATCCAAGTGTTCTTCAATGGTCGAGCGAAGAGATTATCATTCCATATCGATGCAAGACCGATAGAAAACGTCATAGATACTTTCCAGATGTTTACATCAAGACAAAAGATAAGGAGTATTTGATCGAAATCAAACCAAAGAAGGAGACTAGTCCACCCAAATCACGTAAAAAAACAAAACGTTACCTCAGCGAAGTAATGACCTACATTAAGAACACCTCGAAGTGGGATGCTGCCGAAGAATATTGTGCGGATCGTGGATTCATATTTGATATTTGGACCGAAGACACATTAAAGAAAATGGGAATAAAATTGTTGACCTAATCTTATAAATAGATTCATGGCCAAATCTTATTTCGATAAATTGCAAGCTGATGCTTTTCGTTCGGGTGTCCAACCTCGTACCGAAGAGTCGTTGAAGTGGTTTCAAAAACGACTTCGCAATATCACTCGTGTAAATCGAAATCAGATATTGAAAGACGAGAATTTGATTAAGGTGAATAAACCTCTAACTGGCCGAATGTTCATGTACTTCTACGATCCAAAGACAAAGGAAACGCTTCCCTACTACGATAAGTTTCCGCTCATCATTATGGTTGATCGAGCACCAAAGGGTTTCTATGGATTGAATCTTCACTACCTCGATTTGAAGCGAAGAGCGATCTTCTTTGATAAGTTAATGGATTATATGACAAATAAGAAGTATGATCGAACCACAAAATTTCGTTTATCCTATGGTCTTTTGTCGGGCGCTCGTAAACTTAAAGAGTTCGAACCCTGTTTCAAAAGATATCTTACCTCGCACATTACATCAAGAGTCTCGGAAGTTCCGGCAACCGAATGGGAAGCCGCACTCTTCATGCCGACCGACCAGTTTGTGAAGAACAAGAGACAAACTGTCTGGAATAAATCACGTAAACTCATAGCATAATGTCTTTAGTCAAAAAAATTCAAGGTACGATAAGTCCAACCACAATCGACGACTTCAAGTCAGTCATTGGTCGAAGAAGCGGATTGGCTCCGGCGAATCGTTTTGCGATCTTCATGAATCCACCTTCTCAGACTCTTCTGAATCTGGATTTACAGAATGCAGCATCAAATCTTTTGAGTGGTAACTTTGGCCCGGGGCAATTCGTAAACGATCCAAGAGACGTTGCTATTCTTTGTGAGAGTTGTTCTTTGCCCGGCCGGCAGATACAAACCTTGGATAAACAATATCAAAATTATAAACAAAGTGTAAAGATTCCTCAAGGATACTTTAATGAGGATGTGAGCTTTGTCTTTCATCTAACCAATGATTATCACATGAAAAAACTTTTTGATCGTTGGTTAGATTTAATTGTGAATCCCGAAACGTATCACGCATCTTATAAAAAAGATTATGTGAGTGATGTGACTATACAACAGTTAAATCAAAGGAATGTTCCGGTGTACGGTGTTAAATTGAAAAACGCTTTTCCTGTAACAGTAAATACAATTGAGTTGAATAACGCATCAACAGAAAACCAAAAATTGAATGTCACACTGACATACGAAGATTATGAAACCGAAGGATCCATTGCCTCCTCCATCGGTGGTGTTAAAAATGTAATTGGAGGCGTGCTTAATAGATTGATATAAATTATGCCATTACCAGTATTAGAAGCGCCGAAGTACAGTCTAGTTGTACCTTCGACTAAAAAGAAATTACATTATCGCCCCTTTCTTGTGAAGGAAGAGAAGATACTTATGATTGCTCAAGAATCTGAAAATGAAAATCAGATACTTCAAGCAGTAAAAGATATTATTAAATCCTGCACATTTTCAAAAATTGATGCTAATAAGATTCCGATGTATGATCTTGAATACATCTTTCTTAAAATTCGAGCAAAGAGTGTGGGTGAGGTTGTTTCTTTTCAGCTGAAGTGCAGTGAATGTGGAGAATATAATAAAGTAGAACTGAATCTTGAAGACGTTCAAGTTCAGTTTCCTGAAAAGGAGATAGATCCTAACATAGAATTAACTGATTCGGTGGGGATTACATTGAAACCAATCAACCTATCTGATATTACAAAGTCAAAAGGGAGAGATGCCATTTCTGAGGCTTTAATCTCATCAATTGACACAATATACGATCCGGATAATGTGTATAGTGCTTCGAGTTGTTCAAAGAAAGAACTAGACAGTTTTGTAGATTCACTTACGCATCAACATTTAGAAAAAATACAAGAATTTATTTTAAACCAACCAACCCTCAAACACACTATTGAATATACCTGTGAAAAATGTGGCCATAAAAATTCTTACGAATTGAATGGTTTGCAATCTTTTTTTACCTAAGCCTTTCTCACGACTCCTTAGCGAACCACTATCAAACTAACTTTTCGATGATGCAACATCACAAATATAGTTTGACTGAACTCGACAATATGATTCCTTGGGAAAGGCAAATATATGTTTCAATGTTGTTAGATTACATCCGAGAAGAAAACGAAAGAATAAAGAAAAATGGCTGAAGAATCATCATTTTTAGGAGTCATAGAAAGACTTAAAGCAGAAGGAGAATTGTTGCGTAACAGCGGAACCAATTCAATCAAGTCGCTTAAAGAAATAAATCTATTAGGGTTTGACGTTTTGGTTGATCAAATGACAGAGTTGATCGACTTCTTTAAACTTAACACACTTCAAGACGAAGAAAATAGAAGAGAACTATTAAATGTTTTGGGTTCTAAAAAAGAGGAAGAAGAAAAACCAATAGAAACAAATAAAGAAAGCTTTTTAGAGGCAATTAAAAAAAGTGGATTCTCGACTTTTCTTATTACCTCTTCTTTTAACTTCCTTGAAGGATTATTTGTAGGCCTCAAGAAAGGATACGCGAGAATCCTTAATGCATTATTTCGACCAATTCTTCTCCCAGTGAAAGGCTTGATTTCTTTTTTTAGAGGAGATTTCTTTAGGTTTTTAGCTAGAACTGATCCACAATTTAGATTATTTCAAGTTCGATTGGTGGGGGCCCTCGAAAAATTCTCCGAAATTTTTAAAATTGAAAAAATAAAAAATACATTAAGATCAGCGAGAACCATTCTTAGCAATATCGGACTACAATTAAAGATAGGATTCTTGTTCATATTGGAAGATATTAAATCTTTATCAAAAGGATTCGCCGGCCTTGTATTTGGATCAGAGGGCCTAAAGGAAATTAAAAGTTTGACCCCAAAATTGATAGGAGCTTTTAAAGAACTTTTTACTGCTTTAAAGGGTATACCCCTTTTTGGAAAGTTCTTCGAACTTTTTGGTAAATTTACAAAATCTCTGGGTAAATTTAGAGTCGTCTTTAGAGCCTTAGGTAGGGTTGTTGGAAGATTCATTCCATTTGTAAATCTAATTTTTGCTGTAATTGACTCATTTAAAGGTGCTTTTCAAGCGTTAGAACGAGTTAAGGATAAATCGATATTCTCCAAAATTTTTGCTACCATTATTGGGGCTATTTCTGGTCTCGTGCAAGGATTCGCTGGACAGTTTTTGGATCTAATAAAGAACATACTTTCTTGGGTCTTTGAAAAGATAGGATTGGGAAGTGTTTCGAAATTTTTAGACTCCTTCAGTTTCACAGAAATCTTCAAAAACTTTTTCGATACGATTATCGATAGTTTCGTGAATGGTTTTGAAAGAATCATCGATGATTTTAAAAATCTTTCATTGGGTAAGGCCTTATATAATCTTCTGCTAACAGCGGTAGGAATGTTTTTCAAATTTCAGAGGATATTGCTTTCAGCAATTCTGTTACCGATACAGATGATCGCAAAGGGCGTGGCAAAATTTACTGGTCAAGATTCCCTTGCTGGAAAACTTGATCGTTTACTTAGTCTTCAAGGTTCTTTCGCAACTATTGATAAAGGTATAGAAATCTTGAGATTTGATAATCCCAATAGTGTTAATAACACCTCGGGTGCTCAAATGGAAGTTGGAATGGGCAATATTGCCGATTCGAGATCTCAACCATCACAAGTGTTCGTTTCGGGGACTTCTTCACCCCAAACCGTAAATGCAAATACTTCGAGTGTAACAATCAATGATTCGGGTCATATCGAAGAGTCAAATATTTTGACAAGACCATTGACTACTATGGCATACGGTTTTTAGTAACATAAAAACTGCACGGTAACACTACTGTTGTTACTGTGCCAAAAGACTGTTACATACCAGAAGAGGCGATACCGGATTTCTCCAGTATCGCCCCCTTGTATTTGTTTATCAGTCCGGTTAGTCCTGAGCCAACTTGGCGAAATATGCCAAGGTGTCTTCCTCACCTTCATCATTGCTTGATGAACTAACACTCTGATCCTCGCTCCTCGGTGCGGGTGCGTCCACTCGCTCTTCACGGGTCTCATTGAGCTCGGTAGTTTGTTCTACCGAAAAGGTGTTGGCTACATCTTCTTCACCAAGTACCTCATATAACTTCTTCTTGAGTTCAGTGTAAGACTTGTAAC